GCACTTAGTTGGATTGAAGAAACGGAAGTATTAGCAAGAGTCAAAACGTCGCCAGCATTCAAATGAACGAATACATCCGCAACAATTTCTTGAGCTAATTGAACAGGACTAATTGTCATATTTGCGAATGTTGAGCCAGGAACTAGCACGCCATTTACAAATAAGCTTAGTGACCAAACGGGCAAAGGGGAGGCAATAGGATTTAGATTTGCACAAATACCAGTCGCGATATCGTACCAACCAGCTTTGTTAACAGTTACTTTACCGTTTGCCGCAGCTTGTGAGATATCAATATTAGCAGTTGCAAATACTGACTTTTCAAGTTGAACAACTTGCCCAGGCGCATTAGGGGTTAAAGAAGGTAATAAAGTTTGATTCGCATTAGAATAAACTTCTGCAAATTCTGTGTTACTATCGACCGGCTTATGACCACCTCCGCAATTGATTACAATTTTGCAACCGTCGCAATCTTCGTGATTTAATGTATCTACCATGACATTTCCTTAAGTTGTTGAAAAAATGAGGAAGTTACATTATTAAGGTAAGATACCCAGATAGATACTGGATAAAATTCTATTTATTTATTATTAAAAAACACCTAGACATTTAAGCGCTAACAAAGCTACTGAAGTCCAAATGGACATCAGTAGCGCAAATTGCAGAAAGAATGTTTTCATTTTACTTCGTGCCTTGTATCAACTAGCTGTACTTTGATAGATAAATCGAAAGCCTCTAAAAGCCTTAATGCGCTATATTTGTAATCATCGTTTTCATGATCAACAACCACAATATTGCTCATGCCAAGCCGAAGAGCATTTCTATAGATTATTTCGATAGCTTCTTCATTGCTGGCACACTCAGCCAGCAAATAATCTTCTTGGTTTTTCAGATGCAAAGAAATTTTAGGTTTTTCAAAGAATTCCATTTTATACTCGCTCAACTTTTAAGATTTCTTCAAATTTGCCAAACTCAACAAGAGAATTTAATTGCTTGCTGGTATAAATCCCAAAACTTCTATCTATAAACTCTACTCGCCACATTTTTCTTTCCCTTCAATTAACTACTCACTGAAATAATTTTACAATGACTGTAAATAAATTACAACACCGTTCATCTTTTTCTAATTCCCTCGAATAAAGGGGAATTAAGTTGTTAGGTATTTCCTAATAACTAAAATCTCTTCCGAATTTGAGCAAAAAAAATGTCAAAAAGTGGGTTTGACTTATATAATCCCTTCCCCAACAAAAAACTAAGGCTTAACCCAATGAAAGATATGATTACACGCAGGAACTTTCGTCAGGAATACAACTTACTAAGATTAGAGTGCGAAGAAGTCAGGATTCAAAACAAGTATTTAAAAAATGAGTTGCTAAAGCTTATTTCAATGATGTCAAATAGAAATATGACAAACAGACATAAATTGTGCTAATGTCATGAAATAATTATTCACTCATTTAATACTTGCAAGGAATTAAAATGGCGATTGATACAAATGTAAAAGACTATACGGAAATGAAACAAGACACTCATTATAATGGGGTTCCGTCTTGGTATGGAAAGCATGTAAATAAGCAAAATGCACAACAACCAAAATATTGTGAGCCAGGTGAGCCGGAGGAAAATATGAAACGTCCTCATAGCAATGTTCAAATTGGTCCAAAGATCTAACTTTATTTTATAATCTCATTTGCCTAGCGCAAAGAAAGATACGAGAGCGTCCTAGGGCGCTCTCTGCACATTAAAGGATTAATAATGGGAAGACCTTCTTCTTTTACGCAAGAAATGGCTGATTTAATATGCGAAAGAGTAGCTACCTCTACATTTGGTCTTAAGAAACTTTGTGATATGTATGATGATTTGCCAGCGCACGAAACTGTTTATCAATGGCGTTATAAAAATGCAACCTTTGCTGATCAGTACACGCGTGCCAAAATAGCACAAGCAGAGTTTTTAGCTGAGGAAATCATAGATATTGCAGATGATGGCAGAAATGATTGGATGGAAACTTTAAGTGATGAAGAGCAAGGAATAGGCTGGAAGCTAAATGGTGAGCATTTTGCTCGGTCAAGATTGAGAATAGATACAAGAAAATGGCACGCTTCTAAGTTATTGCCTAAAATATATGGCAATCAAGCAGAAAAGTCGGATGATGATGTTTCGGCAAAGGAAACTCAACGCCTTATTAATGAGCGCACTTTAGAGCTTTTGAATGCTCAAACTAAATAATGAAAACGAGGCTCAAGCTCAGTTAAAATTTCATTTATTGACGGATTTTCTTTTTTTCATGAAAACATTCTTCCCGCTTGTGACAGGTCGGGAATTTTTAATAAGTAAGCCCAAAGGCCGTGAATCGCACTTTATTACCATTGCAAATGAACTTACGCTTGCGGCAAACCTGGAAGTATTATCTATTCTTTGTAATGTGCCTCCCGGTAGTGGCAAGTCAACTATTTGCAGCATGTGGGTTGCCTGGACGATGGCACGTTGGCAGAACAGCCAATATCTATATGTGTCGTACGGAAAGACGCTGGCTACAAAGCACACCGATTTCACAAAAAGAATAATTCAACACCCATACTATAAATCGATGTTTGGGATAGAGATAAGACATGATAGTAAAGCTAAAGATCACTTCCAAACAATTCAAGGTGGCTCAGTTAAAGCGTTTGGTTCAGCAGGCGCAATCACTGGTCAAGATGCTGGATTGCCAAATTGTAATCACTTCACAGGGGCGATAATACTAGATGACCTACATAAACCCGACGAAGTACATTCCGACACTATTAGACAAACTGTTATCGACAATTACCGAGAAACTATCCTGCAGCGACCTAGAGGCCCGAATGTTCCTATCATATTTATTGGACAGCGATTGCATGAGGACGACTTACCCGCATATTTCCTCAGCGGAAAAGACGAAAGAATCTGGAAGCCAATAATATTAAAAGGCATTGATGACAATGGAAACGCCCTCTATCCAGAAGTAAATAGTCTCGAATCCCTACTAGACAAACAAGAGAAAAACCCTTACGTTTTCGCTTCCCAATATCAACAGAATCCCATCCCGGCTGGTGGCGCACTGTTTAAAGATAATTACTTCTTAAAGTTGTCTGAAGAGCCAGAGCTAATATGCACTTTCATAACTGCCGATACTGCAGAAACATCTAAAAGCTATAATGATGCTACAGCCTTCAGTTTTTGGGGTTTATACAATATAGTTGAAGGCAACAGACCTACAGGCAGAATGGCTTTGCATTGGCTAGATTGCTCAGAAATTAGAGTTGAACCTAAAGACCTTAAAGATGAATTCCTTAATTTCTATGCCGATTGCATGACCCATAAGGTTAAACCCTTATTCGCAGCCATTGAGAAGAAATCGACAGGCGCAACCTTAGTAAGCGTTCTTAGCGATATGCGCGGGCTAGATATCAGAGAAGTTAAGCGTACAAAAGTAGATGGCTCAAAAGCTACTAGATTTCTTGAAATGCAACCAATATTGGCTAGCAAGCTTGTTACCTTCACAGAAGGCGCAAAACATATTCATACATGCGTCAGTCACATGATGAAAATTACAGCTAACGATACTCATCGATGGGATGATATTTGCGATACTTGTTATGATGCCGTAAAGATTGCTCTAATAGACAAAAATGCTAATCACGAAGCTTACTATAATCCAACATTCATTCCAGAAAGTTACGCAGGTATGTTCACATGAAACCACGCAGCGACGAAGATACAGTTAAAAAGTGCAGAGACTTCATTGAAAAATGGAAAACCTATTTCAAATTCAATATCGATGAATATCATAATATGCATCGTTTTGTAATGGCGTCGCAGTGGAATCAAGAAGAATCAGACATTTTAAAAAGCTTTAAGAAAGTTCCTCTTACCTTTAATAAGCTCTCTACCCTAATAAATACGCTACTTGGCGAGCAACAGCAAAACACCCCGCAAATTGAAATTGTGCCTTTGTCTAATTGTTCACAAGAAACTGCTCAGCTACGCCAAATAGTGGTCAAAGATATCATGATGTCCTCTGACGCTAAGACTGTCTATCAAATAGCAGCAAGTCAGGCATTCATTGGTGGCTTTGGCGCATTTATCATCGATACTGATTACAGCCATGATAAATCATTCGACCAAGACATTATTTATCGCTCAATCAAAGATGCAACAAGATGTTATTGGGACATCGGCGCAGAGCATATCAATAAGATTGACGGGATGCGTTGCGGCTATATTACACGCATGACAAGGGATAAGTTCAAACAGCTATATGGCGTTGATGTAGAAAATACTGTATTAGCTGAAAATGCAGGTAAAGCAGTTCCTACAAATGACGAAATCGCGGCAGCGGTAGAAACCACCATTCAGGGAGATCTCGGCTTTGGATGGGCTGATGATCATAGCGTCACAATCATCGACGATTATGAGCGTACATTTAAAAAAGACCGCCTATTCAAACTCAGCAATGGTGAAACGCTCAATCAAGAAGAAATGGACGAACTAATAGAATCGTCGCGTGAACATAGAGCCAAGCTAGATGAGGCTCGCATGATGATGCAACAAGCTCAGCAATCCATGCAGATGATGAATGGTGGCGATTATGGTATGCAGCCTCAAGAAATGCCTATGCCAGTTGAACCTATGCAAGAAGAAGCAGAAATTGAAGATGATATAATGGCTCTTTATATGAATGGCGAACTTGTGAGAATCGAAGATGAGCGACCATCCACGAAATCAGTATTCATTCACAAGAAAATGGCCGGACATTACATATTGGAAGAATCTGAATTTCCCGCAGAAGATTGCCCCGTTATATTTGTTGACCAAAATTCTACCTATGACAAAGAGGGAAAGCAGATTTGTCGTAGCTTTATTACTGACGCTGTCGACGCTCAACGCTTCCTCAATTATCTTGGAACTCAAATTGCCTATCTCTTAAAGATTAGTCGTTATGACCAGTTTATAGGGAGCAAAGAGAATGCGAAAAGCCCTCAAACACAAAAGATATGGACGAATCCCGCGGCTGTCCAAGGTCTTTTAATGTATGACGAATCACCCAATGGCAATAAGCCTGAACAGCTTAGACCGCCTGAATTGCCCGTCAGCCTAGTCAATCAATATGAGCGAGCCATTGAAGATATGTATACTTCTACGGGTATGTACCCATCAAGATTAGGACAACAAGGTAATGAAGTTTCTGGAGCTGCTATTGATGCTCGTACCCGCCAGGGTTCTTATCCCACTTATGTTGCTTTCAATTCTATTAATCGCGCTATTACAGCTGGCGGTAGAATTGTTAACCAGATGATTCCGAGGGTTTATGATACCCAGCGAGTATTATCATTAATGATGCCTGACGAAGGTCAGAAGAATATTACAGTGAATGAACAGCAAGATGAATATGGCGAAAATATTAAGAACGATATCCGCAAAGGAAGCTTCGAGGTTCGTTTGCAGGCTGGTCCGAGCTATGAAGGACAAAAAGCTGAGGCATTACAATCGCTTAATCTTGCGCTTCAAGGTAATCCACAAATTTTCAATCTTGTCGCAGACCTTTACGCAGAAAACCTACCTCTTACAAATACTCTTGAAATTAGGAATAGATTCAAAACTTTGGTGCCCCCTGAAATTATTGAAGCTGGTAAAAGCGGAAAGATGCCTCAACAGGCGCAACAGCCTAATGCTCAAGACCAGGCAGCCATGGCAGAAGCTCAATATAAGATGCAAAAGATTGAGCTTGAGAAAGCTAAACTTGAAATGGAAATGCAAGAATCTCAATCTAAGGCTGAGCTAGAACAACAAGAAATGCAGTTGAAATACTTACAAGCTGCATCATCATTAGAAGAAGCTAAGCTAAGATTCATGGCTGAAACACAGCGAACACACAGTGATAATGCTATAAGTCACGCAGATAATATAACTAAAATAATGATTAGCAAACAACGGGAGAACAAGAATGGAAGTCAGTCCGAACGTAGATGAGATGTTACTTGAAGCAATGGCCGGTCAAAAGCTTGACCCATTGCCAGAAAAGGCAGCTGAAGAGCAACCAAAAGAGGTTTCACGTGAAACAAACAAAGAAACAGAAAAAAGAAATGAAGAATTACATGATTCAGCATCGAGAGGTACTGAAAAATCACATGACAATCCCGATTTATTGGGGGATGTTGATGGGGATGGACATCGTAGCGATTCATCAAAGACTAATGAATACGGCGACAAAGCCGAAAATGGATTAGAGAAAGCTGATAGTCTAGATTCGACTAATGAATATGGACTACAAACTGAAGCGCCTAGAACGTTTACAAAAGCTGAGATGGACGAATACGCGAATAGGCTCATGCGTGAGCGTGTGGCACGGTTTGAACGTAACCAGCAACAAGCTCAGCCCACGCAGCAACAGCAACAGGCGGCGGCTCAGCAAGGCTTTCAGTACGATGAAAACTCAAACCAGGACTGGCAGCAGCAGCTAGAACAATTCACGATGCAGGTCATCGAAAAGCGCGAACAGACTCAAGCGGCCAGATACCAGCAGGCAGTTGAACAAGAACAATTACAGGCTTTTGAAAGAAAGTTCAAGGAAGGTATGAGTAAATATAACGATTATCATGAAGTCGTTGGAAAGTTTGATATTAAAGACGATATGCTATTAGCAACTAAAGGAATCAAAGATCCTGCCGCTTTGTTTCGCGCTGCTGCGCTTAGAGCTCCTGATGAGTTGGCGGCAATTTCTAAAATGGAAACCAAAGAGGAAAGAGCTTTTGCAATGGGCCAACTGGATGCAAAACTAAAGAAACAATCAGTGAAAGTAAGCAGTGCGCCTAAACCTATTCAGCCCACAAAGGCCGACACCACGAACGCTTATACGCCCAAGCAAGTGCAAAGCAATGAACTGGATGATTTATTAGTGCAAGACAAGAATAATAGATTGGCTCAATTGAGCACAAGAAGGCGCTAAGCCTTCTTGTGATGTTCAAGGTATTTAATGGCGGCTTCAGTTGCTTGAAAGGATGGGCTTCTTGCTAAGCAAGAATTGCAGCTTAAGCATAAGAGGCCGCGCACTTTATGAGTTTCATGGCAATGATCAATGGCTAATCTCATTGGTTTGTCTCGCCCTTTTTTCATAGCTGTTTCAGGTTTTTTGCAAATAGCACAAACATTATTCTGTCTATCAAGTATTTCCATGTATTCTTTTTTACTTAATTTTTGTCCAGTAGCCTTTCCGCTATGGCCACCTATCAGATAATGCTTTTTTAATTCATTTCTATAACGATTCCCCACTTTTTCAGTAAACCTTTTCTCGCATTCGCCCAAGCATTGTAAGCAAGTAAGCCAATTTTTACCTTTGATTCTTTTCTTGGTTTGCTCTTCCTTTAAAGGTCCATGCTTTTTGCAAATTTTAACAATGCCTTCGGGAAGGGGTGGCTTTTGAGGTATGTCATAAGATTTATGTTTAGACCAGCGAGATCTATGCATCCCACATATTCTTCTGCCTTGGGCAATTTCACGCGGTTTATTGCATCCAACAACAATACAAACATCATATGGAAATTCGGGATATTCATTTGGCATAAAGCACTCCTTTAGTGTTTCCTTAAGATTTGAACAAGCCAGCTAGATAAGGTGTCTAGGTTTCGGATGCGCTTCCTAGGCTTGAATGCTGAATATAACATGGATAAGATGGTGGTGACGTGTATATAAGCCTTAGACCCCGTCATCTGAGCATGAACAGAAGCGTGTAATTTATTGTCTACCGCTGGACAAATGGGAATAGAGACTAATTTTTTAGTCCTTATATTTATTTGTTTAGAACAGGATAATACAAATGGCACTAAATACGTTCCAAGTGACACAATATGTTCTCAACGACGTGTTTATACGTTTTTGGAACAGCCTTTCCCATGCACGTTGCGCGAATCGCAATCTCGAAGGCGATTTTAAATCCCTCAAATATGCAACTGGTCAGACTGTTAACTATCGTTTAGAAGAAAGATATCTAGGTGGTGAAGGCGCGACAGCAGTTGAAGAAGCTCGCGTACAAATCATTCGCCCTCTTACTATTGAAAAGCAATTTCACGTGATGCTCGGCTACAATACTTTCGAATTGACGTTCGATCGCGCTCGTGATGAACCTTATCTCGAAATGTGCAATGCGCCTCGCGCTAAAACCCTTGGTAACAAAGTTGAGCGTTTCATCGCTACTACTAAGCTGCAAAAGCAAAGTTATTTAGCAGTTGGTACACCTGGCACACCTATAGATCAAAGCACAATCTTCGATGCTGATGCTTACATGACTGAACTTGCAATCCCTGAAGACGGCAAGCGTTATTTCGGTATTTCCCCACGTACAGCGGCTTCATTGAACAATAGCTTGTTTAATGCATTCAATATGACTGTAAATACAGGGGCTCTCATCGATGGATTCATCGGACACTTATCAGGATACGATTTCTTCAAAACCAACTTTTATACTCGCCAAATTGCTGGTGCTGGTGAAGCGGGTGCAGGCGCCCCAGCTGGTTATCAACTCGCTGGTACGGTAACAAATGGCCCTATCACAGCCGGTAATACCATTGTAGTTACGGGATTAGTGATTAACCAAGCTACTCCTTTTAATCCTGGCGACATTATCACCATAGCGGCTGCATCTAATGTGTTTATGATCAATCCGCTGACATATGACCCATTATCACAAACAGCGCAATTTGTAGTACTAACAAGTACTGCATCTGATGGTGCAGGTAATGCAACAATCACTGTTAGTCCTACAATCATCACTGACCCAACCAGTGCTGAGCGCAATATCTCTGCTCCAATTCCAAATGGTGCGCAATTGTATATGGCTATGTCACATAATGTTTCTATTGCATTCCATACCCAAGGTATTGTGTTTGCAGCACCTCCAATTAAAGAATTGCGCGGTGGTGTAGAAGCTGTGACATCTTACTCAGACCTCTATAAGCTGGCCCTAACAGCTACTTTAGGTGCTGACATTCGCAATTACCAACAATTAGACCGCGTTGACGTTCTTTCAGGATGCACAATCAATCCTGAATTCATCCTACGTGTAATGTCTTAATTGTAACGATTCGCCTGTGCTGGTGCCTCAAATCAGCACAGGTGCTTTTTATTAAGGAGATTGCATGGTAGGCGAATGTGTAATTTATCAAGGTCGAAATGTCCCAAAAAAAGGCTTTAGGGTGTTTGTTTATGGGCAAAATGGTACCAAAAAACTTTCTAATTCTTGGGAAGAATACAACGCTGACATTGGCACAGGCATATGGTTTTCATTAAAGGAAAATGTGCCTCAGCAAATAATTCAACAAACTGAACCGCAAAAACCATTCACTATTGAAAAGAGCCTTAAAAAGAAAGGTCGTAAATAATGACGACCATTAAGCAATTTTTAGATGATAGTTATAGACTGATAAATCCAAGCAATCCAACAGTTCCATTGCATGGTAATGATTTACAGTTTGGGCTTAGACGCTTAAACGACCTACTTACGTCTTATGCTTCCGACGGCTTAATGATGACTATCGCTTCAACGCAAAGCGTGCCATTAGCTGTCAATCAAAGAACAGTAACAGCAGGGCCTCCACCCCCTCTCACGGTTCCTCCTACGCCCCCTTTGTATGATATTAATATAGGGCGCATGGCAAACTGGGAAAGCGCATGGCTTGAGCTTATGGGCGTAGATTATCCTTTGGTGTTTAAGACTCAAGACCAATGGCATTCGTCATTCAAATATAACCCCTTAAATGGCTTGCCACGATTTATCATTCCATTTCCCGATGTGCAAAGCGTGACGTTCCGAATTTATCCAGCCCCAAGTCAATATTTCCAGTTTTTTATACGAGGCAAGTTCCAACTTCCAAACTATACGACCGTAAGCGATACCATGGCGACGCTACCAGGCTATTACAATCGATATTTTCTCTTTGCCGTAGCTAAAGACCTAGCGCTGTTTAAAGGCCGTACAGAGGCGTGGACAGAGAAATTAGAGGCAGAATTGACGAAAGCTGAGAAGAACATCCAAGCCAATAGTGAAGTTGATCTGGCAATTGTAGGTGATGAAGAAAGCTTACTAAATGGGAGTTGGCGGGTAC